CTTCAGAGGGTATCAGGACGGTCTTAGAGCCGTTCCTAGACCTCCTACAAGCGATTCTCAGTGTGCAGCATGGCTAATGGAAACTAATATGAAAGATGCCAAGCGGAGGATATGTAGATGAAAACTCCTAAAGAGCTAGATATTGTTCGTAGACATGAAATGTTTGATGACACTCCTCTGATAGTTAAGATATTAGAAGATGGAAAGATGCCAGAGATAGCCCGACACGTTCATAAAATGCACATTTACCAGAAGCATCTAATCGCTGAAGTCAGAAAACTACGGAGAGAACTAAAAAAATGAGTTGGAATATTGCAGAATTGAATGTCATTAGGTGGAGTGAAGCGCGAGGAATTATCCCTAACTCAACGAGTCTTGCTCAGTACAAGAAGGCTCAGGAGGAAATGCATGAACTTCAGACAGCTATTTGTGACAGAGACAGGGCAGGAATTATTGATGGAGTTGGCGATGTTCTTGTATGCCTTATTAATGTTTGCGCTCTTGAGGATGTCAGCATGACTCAGTGCCTTGAGGCTGCATATCAGGAGATTAAGGATCGCAAGGGATATATGAATAAAGAAGGGATATTCGTCAAAGATGCCTAGACCTAGAAAAAATCCAGATGATCCTAAGTGGTCACAGCCAGAACAAACTGACGTTAAGTTAGTTCTCTATGCTGTGTCTCTAGCAGGTGTAATAGCTCAAGGAAAGCCAATGAGTCAGGAGCAAGCTGCTAGAGCCGCTATGGAATATGCCGAAGCAGCACTAAAAATATGGGGATAATATGAATTTAATAGAAGCGGCGCAGATGGCGCTGGATGCGTTGGATAGCGACAACCCAGACATTCAACTACGGGCAGCGACACACCTACGCGCAGCACTAGCACAGCCAGAGCGCGAATGGCAAGGGTTGACGAATGAGGAGCAAGGCGAAGTGGCATGGTCTTGTGGGGCGATGTCTGCCGACTGGTTGGATTTTGCCCGTGCTATCGAAGCCAAGCTCAAGGAGAAGAACTCATGAGTTATCAAGACACAAAACGATATAAACAACGCAAAAGAGAAGAACTAGAACGAGTCAAACTTCTACACGATCTATTCTTTAAACATCCTATTTCAAAGAATCATACTGAGCGTAACACTGCTTTAAAGCAATCCTCAACTCATCAGCATCCAGCGCTAGTTTGACAATATCTGTTGCGCTCTCTCGGTGAAGGTCTTTTCCGGAACAACCACTTTGTCCAGCACTGGAGGTTTCGGACACTCCACTACCCGAGGGGCGCTCTGGCCTGTGGCGCAAGCTGTCAAGGAGCAACTTATTAGTATCAGCAACTTTCTTAAGTTCACGGTCTTTCTCCTGACGTAACTTATCGGCATTACCCTGCATTGCCTGTTCTTTTTCCCTCATGGCCGTCACATTAGCCGCGTATTCCTCAGCTAATTTGGCTCTCTCCTGATCCCATTTAACCTGAATCTTAGCCTGACCAGCATCGTCACCTTGCCAATGACCAACACCGTAGGCTAAGACTACAGCTACAACACTACCAGCTATGAAATAAGGATTCATTTCTTAGGAGGAATAGCAGTTCCATCTAACTTCTTATGAACCTTAATCTTTTTGCAAACTTCTACTTCTTTACCTTTTTTCATTTCTTTAGTGCAAACTTCTTTCATTTCTCCACCAGCAAACGCAATAAGTGGAACAAACGCAATAAGTGCAATGAGCTTTTTCATTCGATCTCCGGATGTGGTGGTTGAGCAGGAGCAGGTTTGCCTCTAAAACCCTCTACAACAGGCTGTGAGGCGCTTATTGGATCAAGTGTAGGTTCAGTCCTAGCCCACTGCGGAGGAGGCGTAGAAGCCTTCCAAGTGCCTCCTGACGGCTTATCTTCCCTTTCTTCTTTAGTCGATAGTCCGGGAGGCGTAAACTGCGGCAAAGCATCCTTACCCTTAACGGCTAATAGAGTTGCCAAACTGCCAAGTATGTACTTAGACATATCTGACAGGATCAGGAAGAACTGCTTATCAGCAGGAGCCATTCCATTCATAGGCTGTGTCACAAATACAACACTATAAAGTGACACTCCAACCATGATAACTACAGTGCAACAAAAGGTTAATGCGATACAGAACTTAATTACCGCATCGTGTTGCTCCTGCGTCATTGCAAGAAACTGGCTTATCAACTTTAGGGGATTCATCTTTCATGTCCTCTGGTTTCATTAACTGGTCAGGGCAAGTTCCCGTAGTGGCGCAATGTGGTCTTTTGCATTCCTTTTTCTCCCAGTTATCAGGATCAGAACAAGGATACCTATACCTTTCGCAGCCAAATAATAAAAATACAAGAAAAATAAAAGTATATGATTTCATTTTTAATGTATAGTATAGTGGTTGGAGTTAGGAGAAATCATGAATAAAGTTAATTTTGAGTATGTTAATGAATATCTATCTTATGATAAAGAAACAGGAAACTTATATCAAAAAAAGAAGCGCCCAAAAGTAAAGGTAGGTCAATTAGCTGGCTGCATTACTCCATACGGATATAGATTTATTCAATTAAATGGAAGAAAGTATCCTGCTCATCATATTGTATGGATGTTTGAAACAGGATCATTTCCATCACAAACATTAGATCACATTGACGGCAATCCTTTAAACAACAAATTTTCTAATCTTAGAGAAGTAACAACCAAGCAAAATACCGAAAATAGGGGAAAACAAAAAAATAATAAAACTGGCTATAAAGGGGTTTCTTTTAATAATCGCCTACAAAAATACGTTGCGCAAATTCAACACAATTATCAGCCAATTTATATTGGTATATATCAAACCGCATATGAAGCTCATCTTGCGTATGAAGAAAAAGCAAAAGAGCTATTTACGCATTACTAAATACCAAGCATACGAGCAATACGCGCATACTGAAGCTCCCTATCTTCCATACCCTTATAACCACCATTAATTACCTTCGTCATGCCCTTTATGTCTCCAGCATCGGCGAATTTATTCAGGTTACTTACCTCCCAAAACCAACAAGCAGACTGACATGCCCCTTCGAATGTCTGCATATACTCCGAGGCTTCTTCAGGAGTAATCTCAAGGCTCATAGCAAACCGTTTGTAATTATCCTTGCCCGTGAGTTGGATTAGACCTTTTCCTGCGTACACGAACCCTTCTTGAGAGGCTTCATCGCCATTGCCCATACGATTCGCATAGACCCTACTAGCTATCTTTCTAGGGTTCTTCTCGTACTTCTGAGCAGTGTCCATATCGAAATACTTAGGAAAAACCTTGAGAAGCCCTGAAGCCTTGTAATTCAGGTTCTCAGTGACGTAAACGAAGCCACCTGACTCATGATGACACTGCGCCATGAAGTAAGCCACTCGTTTAGGAGTGTTAATGTCGTAGTCGTTAAGCAGAGTCCCACCACCTAACTCAGTCTGAGCACCAAATAAAGTGGAATGCCATTGCTCTGCATATTTAGTGTGTGGCGCAAACTCTTTAAATTGCTTTATGGAAATCACATACCCTCCAATATCTTAGCCCTGAGTTCTCGCATCTTTCTAATCTCTGTAACAGCCGCCTGTGTAGCGTTGTGCATGTCTAAATAAGTCATTGCTAATAGCGGTATAGCAATAACAAACGTCAATGCCATTATTGCAAGACATAATACGATAACGAGCGATACGTCTGACTCATCCTTATTAGTATTATTACGCCCCACATCCACCCCACCACGAACAGGATTGCCCCAATCCATGTTGCTAGAGCCTTTAGCTTGTTTATTGTTCTTCTGCGTTGCCATGCGATTATTTGATTCTTCCGCAATTCTTCAGCTAAAGCAACATTCTGCTCTTGAACTATTTGTTCCCACATAGACTCAAAACGAGTCCATACATCGCGTAATTCTGGTGGCGTGTGGTACACCATTAATTCCCGTACTTCCTTTAATGAGGCATCTAGCTGCGTTCTTATCTGAATCCTTCTTAACGCTCTTCTAGCTAGGCTCTCATCCCCCTTATATACCTTCTTAGAGTTAGCTTCTTCCTCGATAAAGGCTTTAGCTAACCTGTCGTACTCGTCAATAAAGTTCCCTAGATGATCCCAGATGGTATTTAAAGCATCTTGTGGATGAGTCTTAGAAACTTCCTGAACCCTCTTAACCTCCTCGTTATATTGCTTAACCTGAGCAGGAGTAGGGTCTGCAATCTTATGAAACTGTTTTTTTAAATCCGCTAGTACGTCTGATACATCACCGGCTGTGCTTTTAATTTCCTTATATAAAGCAACGCCACGCTTGCACAGGTCTATGGCAGTCGTGGCGGCTTTAAATGCAGCAGCTATAGTGATCGGATCAATGTTTTAGATTCCCGTTACCAGCTAACCAATACATCAACGCAATTACTCCTGCGCCTACCAACCAGTAAACTTTATGAACAACGGATTTACCAACTTGCTCATATATTTTGCGGAATGCAACCTCAGCAGCCTTTTCTGCGATATGGTTGATCTGCTCATCAGTAAGTTCGACTTTTTGCACTTCTAGCTCCATTATTGGTTGATATTCGCCAATCTCGCCAAATTCACCAGCTACTGCCCTGTTAAATAACTCTCTACCGTAATCTTCTGGATCATCTGCTCTAGCAGTAAATGGTAATTTCTGACCGCTAATAGTGATAATCATATCAATACCAGTGTGCTCCGCGTTAGCCCATCTCATTAGCTAATCCGCAGAAATAGAGTAACTCTAGAAGTAGTTCCACCAGAGTTAAAGTTTTGCCTACCCATAGCTCTCCATGTTCCAGAAAGAGCATTTGATCCACGGTGAAAAGTAATTCCACTAGGAGTCGTATCAGCCCCAACAGTATTTACATTGTAAAGACCAGCAGGATAAATACTTGAACCAGATACAGTGCTACCCTCAGAGAAGCCAGTTGTAGCTATATAACCAAATACATAAGTGCCAACAGCACCGTAATCTAATGCAGCTATCTTAGCCCCTACATCAACCGTTACAGCACCAGTAGAGCCATCTACAGACGTTACACCAGTGTTAGTAATCGTCGGGTTACCTGATACACCATTGCCATTAGTTACCGATATACCAGTGCCAGCAGTAATCGTTCTAGCTGTAGTCGTAGACGATGCAGTACGAACCACTACACCGTTAGCACCCGGATCAGCAAGTCGAGTAGAACCACCTACCGCAGTATCAACATAAGCAGTCGTAGCTACCTTAGTCGTATTGTCATTAGGAGACTGAGTAGTAGCTGTAGCAGTTGATCCTAAAGCCACCGTAGAGCTAAATACAGCAGCACCAGAGCAGGTAAACGCGCCGCCTACTGTAAAACCATCTCCATCAGTACCACTTTGCATATCCTTTAACTGAGCCATTAACTCACGGATTGCATTATTGATACCAGATGGAGCACAGCCTTCAGCAATGTTAATACCACCAATATCGGTATTGTTTGACGCTGTTGAACTGTATTCAGATACTTTGTTCTTTGGCATGATTACTGTCCTTTAATGCGACCAGCTTGATACATCAGGTTATATG